GCATCTAAATTTATAGGAAGTGGTTTAGAATTATCCGGGCGTGGCTCTCAAGGACGATCTTACAGATAACGTCGGGCGTATATCTGATTTAGAAACGGCGAATGGTGTGCAAGAGAATTTAATCACAGAAATCACAACCGATCTTTCGAGTAATGTGACCCGGATAACATCGTTAGAATCAAATGCTCTCATGACAAGCTCAAGTACACTAGGAACCATACAATCGGGTGATCTTCTTTATGGTGCAGGTGCAGATTCACTTTCGAGACTCAATATAGGTTTATCTGGAACGGTGTTAACAGTAGTTAATGCTTCCGGTACGTTGGTTCCATCTTGGCAGTCGCCGGGTGGTGGTTCTTTATGGAGCCAAGACGTTGCTAAGTTATATTACACAGGTGGTCCCGTGGGTATAGGTAATACTGCCGCCTTAACCAATCAGACTTTACAGATTGGATCCAACGTTTCCATAAGTGATACAGGAGCGGATAAACTATCCGTGACTGGAAACGTATACGTATCGAGAAACTTAACGGTTGTTGACGATATAGATGTGAACAGAGTTCACGCTCGTAATATTTTTATAAAAAACGTAGAAGTTGTAGCAGAGCGTCCCGTAAAACAAAGATAATAAAATTATTATTCTATTGTAATGAGCAATCCGGCACACTGGGTCCAAACGTCGCCGACACCAACAAACACGTATTGGGCAGGTGAAAAACTTGGTGGGTATTCAACATTGGTAGGAAGGACGGTTACTTCGGAATTTGGTAGAGGTTTAGATACGAGTTTCGATGGGCGTCGCGTTATTGGCGGTGCACCCGGATGGGGCCCAAATACAAGCGCTGGTTGGCGTGGACAAAACAGGGGATATGTCGAAATTTTCGATTATAACGCGACTACTTATACATGGCAAACGATTACGGGTGGATACATAGAAAGCCCTGATACTACGACTGGGCAAGTCGGCACGCAAGCCGCTGACGCACGATCAAGGTTGCCTGATGATGATAAAATCTATCAGGCCGTCGGCGGTGGTGGACTTTTCGGTGAAAGTGTGTCTATGAATTGGGACGGAGATAGAATAGTTGTAGGAGCCCCGGGTATAAACAAAGTATACGTTTATGATTATAACGGAACGAGTTGGGGAACACCCCAAACTATATCCGCTGCTTCGGGAATAACTTCTTTTGGGCACTGTGTTTCTTTATGTGGTGATAAAGGTGATAGATTTGCAGTGGGTGCTCCCGAAGAAAATAAAGTATACGTGTACGAAAGACTCGGAACGGCAACTTCATTTACACTCGCGTATACCGATAATGGTTCGAGTCTAACAAATAGTTTACCTCTCAGTACGAGTGGAAACATAACTTTAAATTCTGATTATAATGGTTATGGGTATCATGTAAAAATGAGCGATTTTGGGGATCATATGGTCGTGGGCGCCCCTGGTACACATATAAGCAACCTCAACTCCAATATGCATAGTGGAACGGCAAACTATTACACTATGTGTTGGGCAATAGGCGACGCTGGGGCGGTGAATAGTTATCATCCTCATAGAGCGGTGAGATATTCAACTAACTCAATCATCAATAGTAGCACAACGAGCGCGACGTTCATCGCGGATCGATACAGCGGCGGAGATCCGATCGGTGGGTTTGGGTTCAGAACACCCCAGATAGGGCAGGTTAGAATTATGAAATGTACTCCAGATACAAGTTGGAGTACACCTAACGCGGTTACACAAATGGGGAACCTTATTCCTGGTTACGATGCAGGTATTGTTAAGGTGGATACTTTTGATAATAACGCGTCCTCATCATTCGGTGGATTCGGAACTACAGTACAAATAAACCCGGAAGGTACTCGAATAGCCGTGGGTTCACCTTTTTATAAATTTTCAACTCCCCCCGACGATCAATCTCGTCACGGACGAGTCGACGTTTTCGATTATGACAGTATTACGAATACATGGGTAAATAGTTATCCAGCAGGAACTCTCGCATCTGAAAATGGATGTATGGTGGGTCAGGTGGCTATGGCCTCGGATGGTAGTCGCATTTTTTTAGGAGGAGTACATTCTGCATTCATAACAACAACGTTCGATTACACGGGAAAAGATTGGTTTCAAACCGAACCTTTCATTATAAGTGGTGGAGATATTAACGAAATAGGTGGTACGGGTCATTTACCAAGCATTATAGCCGGCGCACATCATTATCAAAATTATAGAAATGTGTGTAAAAGTGGTGAACTGAATTTCGTATCTGTACCTGGATACAATAACACTGGCGGCTATCCTCATGGCTCTTATGTAACCGCAAGAGGTCTCATTCTCGTTTATAAACATACACTCACATCTCTTTTCAATGGTAATTCTTTATTTGAAGGATTTGTTAAATGTAATGAATTGGCTATAGGAGGTGCTTCTAATGGTACAAAAACCCAAAGATTAGCTTTCGGTGGGGTCACGGGAGATGATTTTGAAAGTGCGACAACTATTGAAACGCGTTATTTGGGGTTTGAAAGTAATGCTACTACCGGACATCAATCAGAATTAATAATCTCTAAATGGTCAACCGGTCCTATGAGCTCGAGTTTAACTGGACAGCCTTCGATGCAGAGCCATCCGTACGGAAACGTTACGGGTCTTCAAACATCTGCCGACCCGAATAGAGTGACAAAAGAAACATCTGGAGATAGGATTAGGTTAAAAGCTCCAAAAATAGAATTTCACTTAACAGCACCCGGAGACTGGTCGGGGTTCTCCAAGTATAGAGAAGCTCCTGTTATGACTTTGGTTTCCACAGAAAATTGGCCGTACCTAGTTGAACAAAACAACCTAGCAGCAAACCCAAACCCGGCCATGCGTTTGGTAAACATACGTACGTGTCATAGTGAATCAAATGTACACGCAGGTTTACGATTGACAGCTTCTAATGCCGCTGGTTATAAATTATCTGGTAGGTTCAATCAAGATAGAATGACTCCAGATGATGGCAACGAATATACTTTTTCACCTGATAATCATGGCTGGCTTCATCTTCTCAGTGGTCAATCTGGTCAGGCAAACATGTACGGGAGTCATGCAGGTTTAAAAGTGGGTCATCTTTATGCAGCGGGTTCTCTCCAGTATCCCAGTGATGATCGTCTTAAACATTTTGAAGAAGAAATACCTGATTGTCTGGAACTCATAAACCAATTAAATCCTTATAAATATAAGAAAACTCAAATAAAATATACTGAAGATTATACCGGAGATATAGGTACCGAAAATAAAAATTGGAATTGGGAAATAGGTTTTATAGCTCAAGATATAAAGAAAATACCTTACCTAGAATTTGCCGTGAAAGATCCTGATCCATCAGCCGAAGATATTTATTCATTAAATTATAACACTTTTATAGGTGTATGTCTCCAAGGTATAAAAGATTTACATAACCGTCATCAACCAGAAATTGCTAAGGTGGCAACCCTCCAATCAGATCTCACTATAGAAAGGGAGAATGTGGAAACCCTCCAAACAGATCTCACAACCCTCCAATCAGATCTCGCCATAGAAAAGGAGAAGGTGACAACCCTCCAATCAGATCTCACCATAGAAAAGGAGAAGGTGGCAGCCCTCCAATCAGATCTCGTCATAGAAAAGGAGAAGGTGGCAACCCTCCAAACCGACGTAGATCGCGAAAAATTAAAAACATTAAATTTACAAGAACGAATATTAGTCATGGAACAAGCGTACCATGCCCTACTGGAACGCGTTTCCGATTTGGAAAATTCGTGATTGTTTCGCACATTTTAGGCATATGACTAAAATGGGTAAAACAAGTTTACTTCTTAATAGAATCCATCGCGGCTAACGCGATAACCCCGACGATGAAAAACATGACGACATAGTTGCACTCTGTTGTTTCATCGACGACGGGCTGAACTTTTTGTTTCACGACGACCTCCTGTTTAATAGGTGGAGGCTGTGGAGGTCCGAACGGCTCATCAAAGTCGATCGGACAATAGCCTATCATTTATAGTATATTTATAAATTTATTTCAACCTTCTTCTTACGAGTCCTCCCCTTTGTGGTCTTTGCTGGACCGACCTTTACCTCCTTGACATCCCCATCTTCAGTCTCTTCTGGATCTTTCGCGGAAACAATATCAGATATATCGTCATCCTCTTCCAAATCTACCGGAGGTCGGGGTATCAAATTCGTGGTGTTCATGGCTTGCGCGGGTGGCATCATGATATTTCCCATTAGGCTCGAAATGTCGAGTCCGGGACCCTTCATTTCATGACGATCTCCTGATGGTGAAGATGCGGGCGGCTGGTTCGTCATAGTGTTTTGCACAGCACTCATCATATTACCAACCAACCCGGGGTTCTGCTTCATGACATCGTTCACGTTTGGCATGACCGATTTGAACATAGAATTGGTAAGATGGAACATCATCGCCGAACCTCCGAGCATCATTATGAGTTTAACCTCTGGGGCGACGTGCATCTTCGTTCGGTATTTCACGTTTAGTTCCTCGAAAACCTCATCATAATCATCTTGATTTTCCATGAGATTCTCACTCCAGCCATCGAGTTGAAGCTCGAATGGGTTGTAGCGTTTATTCATAAACTCTAGACCAGTCACACATGCGATGAGCATTCGTCTAGAAAATTTGATAGATTTATCTACATCTATGCTGTACGTAATACGCTTAACCTCGGTTCTGAGTTCATCTACGGGGGAATAAACGTTTAATCGCTTATTAATGGTAAAACCACGCTTTTCCAAACGTCCGAGCTTATTCACGAGATCGGCCTTTTCCTCATCGACCGTCTTATATCCGGGAGATGGCTTTTCTTCCTGCTCATCCATGGGACCACTATAATCGTACGACTCTTGTTGCTCTCCGCCATCGTATTCCCCGTAATCTATGGGTTCATCCATTTTCGGTGGGGGTGGATCATTTTGTTTCATCGGATTAGCGAACGTATCCATATCTTCCTGAAAAGCCACATGTTTACGGGGTGGTGCTTTATGAATCTGTGAAGCGTTTCCAGGCCGATGCATAACTTGAGGCTTAGGAAAATCTAATTGAATTTCGTCAAGTACAGCCTGTTCACTGTCGTCGAGTTTCATGATAGAACCTCCTCGATCGAGAGTGATTTCACCGTCCATTACTCTCTATATTGAAACTAATCTTTTCTCTTTAACGCACTTTATAAAAAAATATCAGTAGACTATAAATGAAATTTAACAGCGTTAACCGCCGAACCATACGAACCATCCTCATCGTTCTCGCCCTTTTACTGGTCCTGTCCTTTTTCTACCCTCCCAAGACCAGTATGTTCCAGCCCACCCCAGTCACGGTCACCCCCGTTTCTGAGGAATCCATTCATAACCTCCCATCGACTGAGGAGTGCCTCGGCAACAGCGTTTACTCTACCAGCACTGGTGGTGTGTGCGGTGGTGGTAAGTTGGTCAGTGATCACGCCAACTACAAGATCGTCGATGGCATCGGACTTGCCTAGACTTTAATCTGAGTTAATATAAATGGCAGCTCAGCCAATTCTTTCAGATATTAATCATGAAATTCACACCGTCGTAGTTGATAGTGCTGGCACCGATTTTGTGGTACATTTACCTACACCTTTGGATAATGTCATCCAGGCTCAATTAGTTTCGGCCGTGTTTACTTCCGGTGATTCAGCACAGACAGCTATTCATATAGGTATTGAGGAACTTCGAACCTTCTTTTCACAGCGTGCGAAAGCTGATCTAGACTCGTCTGACGACAACCACTTAAACGGAGTTTTCGGAACCGTGGTCGGACCTCACGTTTCTCTCACTGGAGCTTCAACTGCGAATGCAGTTAAAGTAATTTCATTCAAAAATGAATATCCCATAAGCCAATATTATCATAATCCTATTCGAAAGTTAAGTCGTTTAACTTTTAATTTGGATAGAGAAAACGGAGATCCAGCTATTATGACAGCTTCGGTTTTAGTTTTCAAATTTGTTTGTAAAAATAAAAATTTAGGATGTTAGATTCCAGAGCGTCGCATACTCGTTAATTTAAAAATACTTTATAATAATAAGTATGTCTTCTGGAATCGTACAATTAATAGCTCTAGGCGCCCAAGATGAACACATCATGGGTGAACCTGAGATATCGTTTTTTACGTCCACCTTTAAAAGGCATTCTAACTTTTCACAGTCTATCGAAAAACAAACGATACAAGGATCTGTGAATGGTAATTCCATGTCGTCTATTCGGTTCGACCGAACTGGAGACCTCTTAGGATACACATATTTTACCATAGACGATGGTACCCAGGCTGTTGATTTACAAGACTGGGGCGAAGTCGTGAATAAGGTAGAATTATTAATTGGGGGTCAAATTATTGATATTCAAGATCATAATTTTACCGAAAAAATTGCTATTGATATGAACGCACAGAATGTGAGTAAGAGTTCTAACGGTGTACACCCCGGTGCATCTGCTCGGTCTTATTTTTACCCTTTGCGGTTTTTCTTTTGCGAAGGGCCTCAATCCGCGATTCCTCTCGTATCTTTACAATATCATCACGTTGAATTACGGATTTATTGGGGTCCAAATGCGGGAAACTATAACGTAGAAGCGTATTCAAATTATTATTATTTGGATAACGAAGAGCGTGGAATAATGGCTTCTCGTACTCACGATATTTTGATAACACAAGTTCAAAAAAATATAGCTTCTAGCGAATTAACCCAAGAACTTATTTTTAACCATCCAGTAAAATATATCGCATGCTCAAATACAAATATGGAAAGTACACTAACTTCCATAGATAATAAAATTAAAATTAGTATTAATGGAACAGATATAGGTATTTATAAATGGGCGAAACCACATTTCGTAGACGTGCAGAGCTATTATCATACAAATTTCGTGACATCCCCAGATTGTTTCGTACATTGTTTCTGTCTAAATACAAGTTCCCTACAGCCTACGGGTAGCTTAAACTTCAGTCGACTCGATAGTGTTAAAATACATAGCGAATCCAGACCTTTGATTGATCCTATATACGCAGTAAATTATAACATACTCAGAGTGAATAATGGGTGTGCGGGACTCATGTACGCAAATTAAAATCAGGAGTAATATTAAATGCCGAAGAACTTGAGTACCGTCGGTGGTGCCACGGAACTTCGCTTCGGTAAGAATTGTAGAGAAGATCAGGCTGACAACTCTGTCGTCATTAACGCGAGTAATGATAAGATCGACGCAACAAAAGCGAGTGGCTTTTACCTGACACCTTTAGAAATAGCTACCAATTTTGCCGAAGATGGTGCACAAGCGACGACTAATACATTCGTGGCGTATAATCAAAGCACGAAACAACTTTTTAGAACTCAAATACCTATGACCTTATCTGGTCTCTCGGGTGCAAATCCAAGTGCTGGCGGTGATTTAAATGTCTCCGGAGATCTCGTCGTCACTGGAAATATAACGTCTGCGGGGCAAATAGCTAATATTTCAGTTGAGAATACAGTGTTCAAGGATGGACTCATCGAACTCGGTCAAGGAAACATAACAGTGGTATAAAGATGGATCTGGGTCATGTCATGTCTCGACCCCAGGGTTCTTCAAACGTCGCGGCATTTTATGACGAATCGGGGAAAAATATACTTTATGTTATACCGTGACCACAGCGACAAACGCAACTGTAGTTGATATAAAAACGGATGAAGATTTAGATGTTCATATTCAAGGTACTTTAACCACTACCGGTAATGTATCTGTCGGAAATTTAATATTAGATGATTCCCATTCAAATGTCATACAAGCGAGTGGAAACATATACACAACTGGTAATGTATATATAGAAGGAGGTCTCGTCACAAATTCGGGAAGTGTATCTAAAAAAACATATAGTCATAAAAATGATCTTAATAAGGGTACAAGCATAGAAGATGCTACGGTAACATTAACTTTTACATATCACGCATTTTACGCAAAAATTATAGCACAACTTTTCGATAATGACAATGAAGAGGTTAGTACCATGATTCTGGATATAGCTGGTGGTGAGAGAGGTGGCTCCGCCTCTTCTAGTACACCTATAGCTATGGGACCTATGTCCATTTTTGGAAACGCGACGGCGGGCACTCCTGCAAACCCATGGAGTTCGACAGTTACGACAACTGGTAATGAGATTACTATCAAACCTTCTACAGATATACTATCTACAGGTGTAGATGGAAAATATTCCATTTTCGTAGAGTATATTTCACATGAATCAGCTGGAAAACTTACGTCTATCAAACGGATGGCACTAATCTTACCCTTGATTGATGAAGTTAATTTTGGATATTAAATACACATTCTCTCCAAACGACCTATTCGTCGTTTGCAAAGATGTTTTTTATGTTATTAAAGTATAAGAATGTCAACTCCCACGAGCGTTCAAATCATTCCCGGAAATTTGGTTTTATCAGGGAACGTAGATACCAATGACACCTATAATACATTTTGTATTGATCGTGCTAATGGTAGAGTTGGTATAGGTCAAGGTTTAACCAGTCTTGTTACCGATAGTAATGATTCAAATGTTTTACAAATATCTGGGGAAGTGACAGCAACTAGATTTCATGGTGATGGTTCCCAACTTGCGGGACTTACCGATTCTAAATGGTTAGAAGATGATAACGATATCAATAATATATATTATTCAGCCGGTAATGTCGGAATTGGTGGGACGGGAACACCGAATGCAAATCTCGATGTGGTAGGATCTGCAAGGGTGAGTAATGCTGTCACAATAGGAACTACTAAAACATTCGTTGTGACGGTAGCTTCAGTTGGTGGTAGTAATAGATTTCATATCGACGGCGCGGATCGACATTCACTCGAACTTCACGAACATCAGACATACCTTTTCGACCTAACAGCTCCAGGGGTTGGACACCCTTTTAGACTGGCTAGGCTAGCTAACGGGGGAGATGGACAACCATTCGGTTCATTACCTGAGAGTGATTATACCACGGGTACAGACTACACGAGTGTTGCCAATCATTTGAAATTTACAGTCCCAGCGGGTGCCCCCACAACACTTTATTACTATTGTACACAACACCCCGGTATGGGGGCTGCGGTAAGTATCTCATCCGAAGCAGAACTCATCGTTTCGGGTCGTCTCGAGTCCACTGGGACAAGGGGTGTGTCATTAGGTGGTGGCACGACCGCCCAGAGACCGACGTACGCACCTCTGGGTACAATGCGGTTCAACTCAACAATTGGGTTCATGGAAGCGTATACGGAGTTTGGGTGGGGTACCCTCTCACCACCACCTTCTATTGTGAGTTTTTCACCAGCGGCTATCACCCTCGCCTTGGCATCAACCCAGGTATTCACGGTCACTGGTACGGGTTTTGTCAGTGGGTCGATTGTACAATTGGAAGGTGCCGATGGAACGTTATACGGCGTGGTCGATGTGACCGGACCGACCACCGATGGAACAGAAATGACTTTCAAACTGGGAGACTTGACCTCTGCTACAGCCCAGGTGGAGAATCAACCCTATAAAGTTAGGATTCTCAGTGCATCGGGTGTGTTATACCGCTTCAGTGCCGACACGATTGCGTTTTTACCACCCACAATCACAGGTGTATCACCTGCGAGTGTTCTCCTCGCGGATACAGCGACAGAGGTATTCACGGTCTCAGGGGCTTCTTTTGATACAGGACTGGCTATAAACCTCGTGGGTGCCGATGGAACCAATTATGGTGTGGTGGATAGAACATTCGTGAACGCGACAACAGCCACATTCAAAATAGGGGACTTATCCTCTGCTACAGCCCAAGTCGCAAATCGACCCTATAATGTTAAAGTCACAGGTACTGGTAGTCTCACTGCTACAAGTATCCAAACCATCAATTTCCCAGGCACCTCATGGACTTCCCCGGCGGCTGGGGCGACCTTAACCTTCGATACTAGTGCGTACGTGAGTCACATACTCGCGGGTACAGATGCTGTGGGGGGTACTTCCGGTAGGACATTCGAAGTAGTCGCCACTGGTAATGCTTTACCATCACCTCTCAGTCTCAATCCGAGTACAGGTGAGATCTCGGGTACTATCGGGGCAGAAAATCCTGGTACGAACGTAACATTTAGAGTGGTTGACGTCTCCGGTGCGTTCGTAGAAAGAACCTTCAATATTGAGGGATTGGCACCTCTCTACTCCTTTACCTCACCGTTCACGTTCACGAATGCTGGGAAGACGGGACGAACTGGCCCAACCCTCACTAACTTACAAAGTAGTAGTACTGGTTATGGTACTACTGGTTCGACAACTTGGGTTGGTAATCCTAATTATTTCTCTGTGAGCGGGGGAATCCAGAAATGGACCGTACCGGAGACGGGGACGTATCAGTTTGAGGTGTATGGGGCTGGTTCTTCTGGTTCAGTTGGTGGTGCTCGTATGAGAGGAGACTTCACATTGACCAAGGGTGAAATTATTAATATATTAGTTGGACAGAAATCAGTCGTCGGCAGCTCCGCGTCGGCCGGTGGAAACACACTCGGTTCAGCGGGGGGTGGAGGAACTTTTGTAGTACGTTCACCGTATAATACAACCGCATCAATCCTCGTAATCGCTGGTGGTGGGGCGGGTAGGGGAAAGGGTCAGTTTGTGTCCACAATTAATGCGGATGCAAAGGGGCAGCGCGCCGATGCCGAAGATGCTCAGACCTCGGCCGATGGGGATACAGGACCTGGTGCGACGGGTGGGAATGGTGGTGGAAATCTTGACAAAAAATGGGGCGGTGGGGGGGGTGGTGGATTTAGTGGGGATGGGGCACCCTCTCGTTCCAATGGGACCGCCCAAACCGCCGCATTATCATTTATAAATGGGGGTACAGGGGGGGCTGGAACGGGTACCTATCCTCGAGGTGACGGTGGATTTGGTGGTGGTGGTGCTGCTAGTTGGGCATCTGGTGGTGGAGGAGGATACTCTGGAGGAGGGGGGGTCGCGTCGATCGGGAATGATGATTCACAAATGAATGGCGGTGGTGGTGGTTCCTATAACTCGGGATCCAATCAGAACAATTCGTCCGGTTCTAATATCGGAATGGGGTATGTCATCGTAACCAAATTATAAAATCAAGTATATACTATATGGAAGCGGGTGCTATCGAACCCACTCCAGAAGAAATCGCAGCTCAAAAGGTCATAGAAGATCGTAAAGTGGATGCGATGACAAAACTCCGTTCTGAACGGGACGCATTGATCCCCGCTACAGATAAATACGCTATGAGGGATTACCCTATAAACGATGAAACCTTTAAAAAATGGAGACGTTACCGCCAACACCTTCGTGACCTTCCGGGTATGTCTTCACCCGATCTAGACGCGGACGGAAACCTCATCGGTGTAGAGTGGCCCCAAATTCCAACTGTATAGAAATCATTACCTCACATAAAATGCACTACATTTTATCTAAGCTAATATAAATGGTACAGACGACGAGCCATATATTTTCAGGGAAGGTCGATATCGAGAGTAACCTCTTGGTAGGCTCTTCCCACCTGTTCGTCGACACCACGAATAACCGTGTAGGTATAACAACACCTGACCCCGATGCGAGTCTACACGTAAACGGAAACGCGTACGTGGAATCAAACGTGGGTGTCGGTTCTAATATTGAACTCGATGGAGATACGGGTATAATAACAGCTACAGGATTCGTAGGTGATGCAAGTCAATTGACTGGTTTGGCGTCCAATTTGGAACAAGTCGTAAATAATGGAAATGTCGCATCCGTGACGGTTGAATTTTCAAATCCAGATACATCTCTCATCGCTTCAGGAAATGTGGATGTCGTGGGAAATGTGACGGCTTTAAAATTCATAGGTGATGGAAGTGGGCTAACGGGTGTAGCTGCAAACCTTCAAGCGATAACAGATAATGGTAATGTGACCTCTAATACCGTTCAATTCACTAACACGGGAACTTCACTGACGGCGAGTGGTGATGTAGAAGTATCTGGTGCGCTCAGAGTGGGAGGTGTAGATGTTGCGTTATCTTCTGATTTAGATTCTAACGCGTTGCGTATTTCCAACCTAGAAACGTCTAACGGGTATATCTGGTCTAATTTGGTGGATAACGCGAGTCGGATATCTAACCTCGAGACGTCTAA